GTCATAACGTAATGTACAAGTTATGTCTACAGGTTCACTAACTGACCAATCCAAATCTCCAAAATTTGCAGATTGTATGTAAGCACCTTTAAGGTCCCACTTTTCAACAACATCACCAACAGGTCCAAGTAATTGGAATGTCACATTCTTTTTATAGAAGTCAGAGTATCCGTCTCTTCCTGTTACTGATTCGTGTCCAAGTCTAATCCACTCAATTACTGCTTGAGCACCACTTGGTACGATTGGGTCATAAAGAGTAATATCTAAAGGTTGCCAAGAAGCCTTACCTTTAACATATCGCTTAACATTGATATGATTTAATTCAATCTCTTCAAATTCTATTGATGGTCTATTAGCCGCTCTAATTAAGAAACTCGGTACACCTTCGATTTCCATAATAAAACGATTTTTCGTTTTAGGTTCGAATGGTGTAAAAAATATTTCGTTAGCTCCAATCAAATCAGGCATCTTTTTTCTCCTGTTAATGTTTTATTGTTCTATTATAAATATACAGAAACTACAAAATCGTTTAAAAGAATGTATTTCTTTTTTCTTAGTTTTTTCTTAGTTTTATATTCCAAGAAAAAAGGGGCTCGTTATGAGCCCCTCAATTCTATTAACCTCCCCTATTACTCGGGAAATGCTGCCCCTGTTGGCAAGACAACAAAGTCAAGTACAATGAACTCAGCAGTTCTTGTAGGCTGTACGAAGATTTGACCAACTAATTGGTTTCTATCTACTACTTCAGGAGTATTATTGGAATCATCCATTACTACTCTGAAAGCCGAAAGACCTGAACGTTGTTGTACACTTTCCATATAAGGATTGACAATGTTCAAGAAACGATTTCTTGTTGCCGCAGTATTTTGTTCGAATACTAAGAATCTTGAAGATGAAGCAATGAACTTCTTCAAGTTAATTAACAATCTACGAACATTAACTCTGTCAAGAGCAGATGGTCTTGATTGAAGAGTCTTTTGACCAAATGCTACAATACCCTGTTGAGGGAAAGAAGCAATCGGATTAACTCTACCATCATACAATTCATCTCTGTCTGTATGAGTTAAGATTTTCTTAACATCCTGCGCTGCTATTAAACCACGATTTAGACCTGCTGGTGCGAACCATTCTTGGCCAATACTATCGTTGTTAGCATAAGCACCTGCCATTACTACTGATGGTGGAACCCAAATCTGAGCACCGCCTCCTGGATTAAGTATTCTAACCCAAGGAAAGTAAGTAGCAACATAGTTGTTATCAACACCTGCTACGTTAGATACAGCATTACTTACTGATGCACCCCAACGTGAACCATCCATAATATAGAAAGCGTCTCCACGACTCTTAACTATACTCTTAGCTCTATTACTAACAACAGGATGATATTCGTGTATAATACCTGGAGTTAATATCATATTGATATCAATAAAGTCCGGGTCTTTAATTGTACCTAATGCTTTATTGTAAGCAACTGAACCACTCGCAGTTGATGTTGAACAATCAAATCCCTGTTGGTTATTTGCTACAATGTCGCCATTAAAGTATATGTTACGTGCCGGATTTTCTCCATCAAAGCCCCACTGAAAAGGAACTTTAAATCTACGCTGATTTATATGTGTTCCTACACCTAATGAAAGATTTGTAGAAGCGTTAGCGTGACCATCTAATCCTTCTGCGGTACCTTTCATATCTTCAAGAGACATTGTTGTATTAGCTCCAACGGTTGCTGTCGCAGGTATAGGTGATAAATAAGCTTGATTTAGTTTATTAGCAGTATTGAAATCAAATCCATAATACTTACCTAAATCAAGTTGATTATCAGTATCTATACTTGATAATAAACTCGCAGAAGGTACTCCTGTACCACCTGGTCCTGGATTATTAACAGCTCCACATCCCATTGGTGCTGTTGACTTATCAACAGAAGGTAAAACAGAATAATCACCGATACGAATTAAGTCAGACTTATTTCCATATAGACCATATTTTGTAATATTACCTTGTGTATCACATATTTCGAAGCCATCACCAATTTGATTAACAATATAGCTATTACTATCAGGGTCAAAACTTAAACCTGAGAAAGTTTCTACTGCTGAATAAGTATTTTGGTCAGAGTCGTATTGAAAAACAACTAAATCAAACTGAGCATATCCAGGAGCCACATTTGAATTTCCTGCGGCTTTAACATTTTGAATAGCTATATGATAAGATGTATTCATTTCAGCACCCGCTCCGCGTGTGTAAACTCTGAATAGATTCTTCTTAGCACTTCCAAATTTTTGTGATTGGATATATGGTGTTCTTGCTACAGAATAAGAACTATTACCTGTCCAACTTCCTGCGTCTCCATTAGCACCATATCCTTGTGAACCACCTGAAAGATTAAGAGTGTGTAAAGAAGATGATACAGAAGCAGTAGCGTGCATTGGTATTGCTCCTGAGCCATTATAATTCTTATACACATATGCTGAATTTTGAGTATCTCCAGCTAAATCAGATATTGCAGATGTACTACCATCTACACGGAATCCTTCTACTTTCTCACCTGCTACATCAGAACCTGAAATAAAAATATTTATATCTGATGAGCCTGTTGCTAAGTTTGAAGCTGCGGCGAGTACGTGTGTCGCAACCGTAGAGTTAGCTATTTTAGTTTGACTTAAATCTCCTGTTCCTGCACTTGCTTTATTAGAAGGCGCTAAAGTTGCTAAAACTTTTCCTGCATTTTCACCTGCCGCAACTGAAATATTTATTGCGTCTACTGAATATCCTCCTATGCCTAATACTCTAACGATAGTTACACTTGGTGCACCATTATCAAGCATACGTTGTGCCGTAATACCTGCATAATATGGTTGTTTACCACCAATTGGTCCAAACTTCTTATTGAAGTCAGATACACTTGTGATTACCGTTGGAGTAAATGCGGGGCCTCTTAGAGTTGGTCCGACAATAGCGGGTCCAATCTCTGCAATACCCTGCGGCAAGAATGATAAATCTTTTTCCTCGGTAAATACACCGGGACTTACAATTCTTTCTGCCATTTTATTCTCCTATGAAATAAGGTTATTGTTAAACATATATAAATAGTTTAGAAAAATCCCAAACGTTATATTTATAGTGTTATTTTTTGTCTACAGGTACAAAATTACCTGTTTTAGGGTCAAGTGTACCTTCACCATACTTTTCACTAAGAGATTTCACTAAATCTGCTTCAGTAACTTGGTTCTTTTTCCATTCTTTTCTGATTTCAGCTTCTCTGTCTTGAATAGCGAGTATTCTATCGTCTACTAAAATCTTTTGAACACTAAGATTACCTAATTCTGTTTGTAAAGAATTGTAAGTGTCTGCAACTTCGTTTATTTGTTTTAGTTCTTCTTCTGAGAACTTTTTTTCGTTAGCCATTTGATTTCTCCTTAACTAATTCGTTATATGTTTGTACCCATTTGTCTTTATAGTGACCATTCCAAGTCGTGTGCCAAGGACCTCCACGTGTATAATGTATAGCTTTTGGGTCTACGCTATCATTATACCAACCTTCTAACCAATTGAAAGTTGCTGGTATCTCTCCTACACACTCATCACTTGTCCATTCAAATCTATGCAACCATTTTGCGTCTTTTGTGTTAATATTTTTAACATTTAATTTTTTAATATCAGGATGAGAACAATTAAACAACATTAAACTTGACCAATTTTTTCTTGGATAATGTGTTTGTGCTTTTCCATCCATCTTTGTACTTTCAGGTGGTGTATAATTATGTTTTACACACATAACAGAATATTTGCTATCATAATAATCTAATAATTGATTGACATCAGCTTGCCATAAAAAATCTGAATCACAAAACAATGCTAATCCTTTATAACCATTTAAATAAGGTGTTAGAAATCTGCTATAAACAAACTCTGTACTTGATAAATAGTCAGTTCCTCTCCAATATATCTGTTGTCTTCTTAACTCTGAAAGAATTATAGGTTCTACTATAACGTTTTTATTGTGTTTTTGTATAGAATATTTTGAAACTTGATAAGGTGGATTTACAATATCTGAAAATTTTTCAGAATAATCTTGTCTGCTATCATATCCTATATAAACGTTCATTTACTTAATCTTTTTGCTTTTTCATTTTGTACTTCAACATATGAATCTGTATGCCACGCTGATATTTCTCCAATTTCAATATGTTTAGGTTGATTAATACACCACATAACAATATCAGCCATCTCTTTGTAAGTCAAACTTGACAAATCGGATTCAAGTAGTCCTGGATTTACATCAATTATCTTACATTTCTTATCTGTGTTAAATCTTAAATTATGTGAAAGATGAGATAACGATGCTTTCGAAGCAGAATACATAAACCCTTTAGATATATTGTCATACTTTGCTCTACTAATTATATTGACAATAGTTTTATCTTTGTATTTCCATCTATCAAACACTTCCATTAATAATCGAGTTTGGTCAAACATTGGATGTGCATTATTTATAAACAAATCAAAGTTATCTAATTCAAAAATAATTTTTGCTCGTTCATAATTGTCAGAAACATCATAATCATTACTTGATGAAAATCCTTTTACATCATCAAAACGATTATATAACTCTTTTCCGAGTCCTTTAGTATGACCTGTTATTGCTACTCTCATAATACTCATTAATTAAGTTAAAACTCGGTTCTCCAAATAAGTCACCTTTTACTGAACACGTATTACACGGGCTGTGACTTCTATCTCCTACTGAAAGTCTATCACGAACTT